GGCGGACACGCCGGTGTGCGACGCTGACCGGGTGGACAACTTTTACAAACTGCAACAGCTAACCTTTTTGAGTTATGCCATGAATGGCGATGCCATTGTGCTGCTGCCCACCAAGGAGCAGACCGGGCAGCCGTACAGCCTGCGGGTGAGGCTGGTGGAGGCTGACCGGGTTTGCAGCCCGGACGGCTTTGACCGGCTGGTGCCCTGCACGGTGCAGGGCCATGATGTGCATTGCATTGTGCAGGGCGTGGAAACGGACGCCGACGGCATGGTGGTAGCCTACTGGGTATGTGACCGCCACCCGCTGGCAAGCAACGCCTACACCAGCGGCGGGCCGCACTGGACGCGGGTTGAAGCCTACACAAAGACCACCGGGCGGCGGAATGTACTTCATGTGATGAACCGGGAGCGGGCCGGACAGCGGCGCGGTGTGCCCATGCTGGCCCCGGTGCTGGAAGCCCTGAAACAGTTGGGCCGCTACACGGACGCCGAAATCACGGCGGCGGTGCTTAGTGCCATGTTTACCGTGTTTGTGAAGCAGGGCGTGGCAAGCGACGCCCGCCCGTTTGGCGAAATGCTGCCGCCGGATATGCTGATCGACGCGCAAGACCAAAGCAGCATTGAGCTTGGCCCCGGCGCTATATTGAGCCTAAACCCCGGCGAGGATGTGGAGTTTGCAGACCCCAAGCACCCGAACACCGGGTATGACGCCTTTACCAATGCGCTGATACGGCAGATCGGCGCGGCGCTGGAAATCCCGCCGGAGGTGCTGTTTAAGCAGTTTACGACGAGTTACAGCGCGGCGCGTGGTGCGCTGAACGAGTTTTGGCGCACTTGCAGTATGCAGCGCGATTGGTTCACCGATGATTTTTGCCAGCCGATCTACGAGGAATGGTTTGCCGAGGCAGTGGCGCGGGGCCGCATTGCGGCACCGGGCTTTTTTGCTGACCCGGCAATCCGCAAGGCATACACCGCCTGCGCGTGGAACGGCCCGGCCCGTACCAACCTGAACCCCGTGCAGGAGGTGGACGCCGCTGTGAAGCGTGTGGACGCCGGATTCAGCACGGCGCAGGAGGAAACCGCCACCATGACCGGCGGCGACTACAACCGCAATATCCGCCAGCGCGTGATCGAAGCCAAGCGCAAGCGGGAGGTTGACGAGATCACAAACCCGCAGGCCAAGCCGCCCGGCGGGCAACAGGAGGAATGACCATGCCTAAGAAGTTTTGGCAGTTTAGAAACCAAGCGGCAGGTAGCGCGGAACTGCTGCTGTACGGCGATATTTCGGACAGCAGTTGGTGGGGCGACGAAGTGACCCCCAAGACCTTTGCCGACGAACTGAACGCACTGGGGGCGCTGACGAGCCTGACAGTGCGTATCAATTCCGGCGGCGGTGATGTGTTTGCTGCACAGACCATTGGCAATTTGCTGGAACAGCACACCGCGCAGGTAACGGCCCGCATTGACGGGCTGTGTGCCAGCGCCGCCACGATCATTGCCTGCCACTGCGACAAGGTGGTGGCAGCCAATGACAGCACCTACATGATACACCCGGTACGGATGGGCATTTTTGATTTTGCCGACGCCGTGACCCTGCAGCAGTACATTGGTGCGCTGAATACCATACGCGAAAACATCCTGAACCTGTACACCAAAAAGACGGGCCGGGAAAAGGATGAAGTGGCCGCGTGGATGGACGCTACAAGCTGGTGGACGGGCGAGGAGGCTAAGACCAACGGCTTTGTGGACGAGCTGGTGGACGACGGGGAAAAAACTGTTGTGGAGAACCGGGGCGGCCTGCTGTTTGTGAACAGCGTAAACATGAACCTGCCTTTTGATAAGGCACCAAAATTTGTACAGAACAGCGTGGCAGCAGCCCCCGCCGCCAGCGGTTTTGTAAATACACAGACCCCGGCGGAGCAGCCGGGAAACAACAGCCATAAGGAGGACACGAACATGGCAAACGAGATCAAGACCGTGGACGAGCTGCGCGGTGCTTACCCCGCGCTGGTTGACCAGATCGAACAGGCGGCGGCGCTGCGGGCTACCAATGCGGAGCGGCAGCGTATCCGCGACATTGAGGAAATGGCCCTGCCCGGCAGTGAGCAGATCACCAACGAGGCCAAGTACGATAAGCCCATGAGCGCCAGCGACTACGCCAAGGCCGCCATGAAGAACGCCAAGGAGCAGGGCGCGGCTTGGCTGAACACCATGCAGCAGGGCGCAAACGCCAGCGGCGTGAACAGCGTGGGCAGTGCCACCGCCCCCACCGGCGGTGAGAAGCCTGACGAGTTTATGGACGCAATCAAGGGCCTTGGCAAGAAGCAGTAAGGGAGGATAAGACTATGAGCATGGATTTGGCGAAAAAGACCTATTCCACCACGCCCGACTATTTTATTGCGGGCACTACGGTGGGCATTGTGACCGCCGCCAAGGAGGCAGACGGAGCCGTGGCCGCGCACAACCTTGTGCTGCTGGACGGTGGCAAGGTAAAGCCCCTTGCCGCCGTGGACGGCACCCACGCGCTGAATGTGACCGGCCTGTACGGCATTGCCGCAGAGGACGCCGCCAGCGGCGAGGACGCGGTGGTTTACCTGACGGGTGAGTTTTTTGCGGAGGGGCTGGCTTTGCCTGACGGCGTTGCCGCCGCCGACATTGAAGTTGCCCTGCGCAACATCGGTATCTTTTTGAAGTAAGGAGGAGCAACCAACATGGCAAACGAAGTAAATATTTATACCCCGCGCTATCTTGCGGAGGTCGTAAGACAGGCACCGCCTGTGCATACCTTTTTCCGTGACACTTTCTTTACCAATGTGAAGAAGTCTACCACCGAGCGCGTGGATATTGACCTTGTGAAAGGTGATCGCCGTATGGCGGCCTTTGTCCACCCGCGTGTTGGCGGCAAGGTGCTGAAAGCCAGCGGCTACAAGACCGAGAGCTACAAGCCCCCGCTGGTGAACCCCTGCGACATTACCACCGCTGACCGCTACATGACCCGTATGCCCGGCGAAGATCTGTACAGCGGTGAAACCCCTGCCCAGCGCAGCGCACAGCAGTTGATGGAGGAGTACAGCCGCCTGAACGACGCCACCACCCGCCGCGAGGAGTGGATGGCCGTGCAGGCCATTGTGACCGGGCAAGTTCCCGTTGTTGGCGAGGGCGTGAATGAGATCATCGACTTTGGCTTTACCAACACCGAAACCCTGACCGGCACCGCCCAGTGGGGCAAGAGCGCCGCCAAGATCAGCGACAACTTGGAGGACTGGGCCGACAAGGTGCTGACCAACGGCTTTGCCAATGTGGACATGGCAATCATGGGCAAAACCGCGCTGCGCAATTTCCTTGCGGACGAGAAGATCAGCAAAATGCTGGACAACCGCCGCGTGGAAATGGGCCTTATTCACCCGCGCGACCTGCCCAACGGCGTGAAGTATGTGGGCCACCTGAACAGCCCCAACATCGACATTTACACCTACGCCGAGGTGTACTTGGACGATTGGACTGACCCCGCCGCCCCCAAGACCCTGCCCCTTGTGCCGGAGAACAAGGTTGTGCTGATCGCCAGCCACCCCGACTACATGATGGCTTATGGTGCCTGCACCTACATTGAGGATAGCACCCAGCAGTGGGTCACGGCACAGACTGACCGCCTGCTGCGCAGCTTTGTGAAGCACCAGCCTGACCGCCGTATGCTGGAATTGCAGGCCCGCCCGCTGCCCATCCCCGACAAGGTGGACAGTTGGTTTGTTGCCACCGTTTGTTGATATGCACCCCCCTGCCCGGTGACGGGCGGGGGCTTTTTACTGTGGAGGTGAGAGCGTGGCACTGTTTGAACTAAAGCAGGATACAGGGAGCGGGGCGGCAGCACCGTGGGCACCGCCCACATTCAAGGACTGCGTGGCGGCGGATATTGACGCGGCCTTTTTTGAGGAAAACGAACACGCAGACCGCCACACCGTTGACGGTAAAGATGTGCTGATCGTTTTAGAGGACGACGATTTGCGCGAACATTCGGCGCATTGGGAGGCCGGGGCAAAGCAGAACTTTGACACCGGCCTATACACGGCGCACACCATCCTGTATATCCGGGTGGAGGACTACGGGCCGAAGCCGAAGATTGGCAAGCAGTTGGTGCTTGACAAGGGCACCAAGAGCCAGCGCACCTACACGATCAACCTTTGCCAAGAGGAAAGCGGCGTGTACCGCATGACGATGGAGAGGACACGGCAGTGAGCAATGTTACTTACAGCGCCGGAAACCTGACCATTACCGTTGCGGGGCTGGACACGGTAGAGCAGGCGCTTGGCGACCTGAAACGCAAAACCCCGGCGGCGGCCAAAGTGGCGATCAACGCCACAGCGCGGCAGGCGCGAAAGCTGATGGTTGCCAAGGCAAAGACCCGTTACGCCGTGAACGCCGCAGGCAGGCGGCACCTGAAAGACCTTGTGCAGCGCAAGAAAGCCAGCAACAGCAGTTTGATGGCGGAGCTGCACATTGCCAAAATGCGCAACGACCTTGGCTATTTTAAGACCAGCCCGGCGGTGCCGACGCACTTTACCGGAATGGACTTTAAGGACGGGCCGAGCGTTTGGAAAGCCAAGGTATTAAAATCCAGCGGCATGAAAACGCTGCCCGGCGCGGGCGGCATGAGCAAGGGCTTTTTGGTGAAGTTCAGCAGCGGCCATGTGGGTATGGTGCAGCGGCGCATTGGTTCCAAGTCGAGCCATACGCGCACCGCCAAGGGGTACAAGCGCTGGACGAACGCCAAGGGCAATGTGGAAAAGCTGGTGACAATGGGAAGCCCCAGCGCCACCGCCATGCACCACACCATTTGGCCGGAGGTTGAGCCGAGCGTGGAAGAATACCTGCAAGAACGGTTGCAGGCACAGGTTGAGCGAGTATTGGCGAGAGCCGGAAAGAAGTGAGCCACCATGAGAAATCACACAACGACGGCAGCGAGGGCGGACATTGGCCGCACCCCGCAGCTTTGCCAAGACGCGCTGATCGAAATGCTGAAAGAACTGTTTGCGGGTAAGCTGTTTTGCGGCCAAGAGGGGCGCAAGGCACTGAAAATCTACAAGCAGGACTTGCCCATACCGCAGAGTGATGATGCCGATGTGGACACCGACAAGGCCGAGGCACCCTACATTGTGGTGCGGATGACTGGCGGACAGATCGAGGACGACGACAGCCCGCAGACCGTGGACTTTAGCCTGATCGTGTGCGCCTATGACACCGGCCTTGACCGTGAGGGCTGGCAGGATGTGGCGAACATCAAAGAGGACATTATCCAGCGAGTTTGCAAGGCCCCCTACTTTGGCGGCGCGTTTACCGTTTTGAAGCCGATCACTTGGGCGTTGCAGGAGGACGACACGCACCCCTATTACTTTGGAGCGTGTACCCTGACCTGCACGGCACCTGCCATGACGCAGGATGAACAGTTAAAGGAGTACCTATGACCAAGAAACAGGAGCAGGCCGCCGAGGCGGCCACCACCCCGGAGATCACCGGGGAAACCGAAGCAAAGATCGAACACAAGACCCCGTGCGTTTACTGCGGGCCGAGCGTGCGCGGCGTGGCACGGCAGTACACCGTGTACGCCAGCGGCAACACCCCGGCGGCGCTGGACGAGTTTGTGAAGCAGCACCCGGCGGCCAAGAACCTGCTTGTGCCAGTGGAACGCTTTGCACAGACGCGCAAGGCACTGGAAACGGCAGGAACGGCGGAAAGCATTTTGTACAACAAGATCAAAAACGAACTGTAAGGAGGAACAACCGATATGGCTACATACAAACATGGCGTATATACCAGCGAACAGGCCACCAGTATGACCGCCCCCGTGACCGGCACCGCCGGTTTGCAGGTGGTTGTGGGCACCGCGCCCGTGAATATGCTGGAACACCCGGAGCAGGCCGTGAATACCCCGCTGCTGGCGTACAACTACAAGGAGGCTGTGGCCGCCGTGGGCTACCATGACGACTTTGCCGCCTATACCCTGTGCGAGAGTATCAGCGCGGCGTTCAGCGTTGTGGGCACCGGCCCGCTGGTGCTTATCAATGTGCTTGACCCCGCCAAGCACACGGCAGACATTGCCGAAACCACCGTGCAGGTGAACAGCGGCGTGGCCGTGCTGGATGTGGTGGGTGTGCTGCTGGACAAGCTGACCGTGAAAAGCGGCAGCACTGCCCTGACCCGCGACACCGACTACACGGCCAGCTTTAACAACGACGGCACCCTGAACATTGTGCCGCTGGCAGGCGGCAAGGCAGCCAGTGCCACTACCCTGACCGTGACAGGCAAGAAACTTGACCCCAGCAAGGTTAAGGCCGCCGACATTGTGGGCGGCGTAGACGCAGCCACAGGCAAGGAAACCGGCCTTGAAGTGGTGCGGCAGATTTACCCCAAGTTGTCCATGACGCCGGGCATTCTGCTGGCACCGCGCTTTAGCATGGACGCCACCGTGGCCGCCGCCCTGCAGGCCAAGACCAAGGAGATCAACGGCGTGTTCAAGGCTGTGTGCATTGTGGACATTGACAGCACTGCAAGCGGCGCTACCAAATACACCGATGTGAAGCAGCGCAAGGAGGCGCAGGCCGTGAGCGACGCGAACGCCTATGCTGTGTGGCCCTGCGCCAAGGTGGGCGAGGTGGTTTACAGCGGCAGCGCACTGGCCGCCGCCCTGACAGCCTACACTGACGCGGTGAACGCAGACACCCCGAATGTAAGCCCGTCCAACAAGACGCTGGCGATCAGCGCCGCCTGCCTTGCGGACGGCACCGAGGTTGTGCTTGACCAAGAGCAGGCCAACACCGTGAACGGCTTTGGCGTTGCCACTTTCCTGAACATGAGCGGTTTCCGCCTGTGGGGCAACAACACCGCCGCATACCCCGGCAATACCGACCCGAAAGACAGATGGTTCAGTGTGCGGCGCTTCCTTTCTTGGGCGGCGAACAGCTTTATCCTGACCTACTTTTCCAAGGTGGACAGCCCCGCCAACAAGCGGTTGATCGAGGCTATTGTGGACAGCGAGAATGTGCGCGGCAACGGCTTTGTGGCCCGTGGCGTGTGCGCCCGCTATGAGGTGATCTACGACGAGGCGGAGAACACCACTGCCGACCTGCTGGATGGCAAGATCACTTTCCACCAGTACATCACCCCCTACACCCCGGCGGAGGACATCGAGGATGTTATCGAGTTTGACCCGGACGCACTGACCACGGCTTTGAGCTGATAAAGGAGGTACAGAGCTATGATTAGCAACAACTATATCCCGGAGAAGATCAATGACGCGAACGCCTACCTTGACGGTACGCGGATGATCGGCGTTGCCGCCAGCGTTGACCTGCCGGAAGTGAACATGAAAACCGGCACCGTGGAGGGCTTTGGTGTTGGCGGCGAGATCGATTCCCCCACCATCGGACAGTGGGAGAGCTTTGAACAGGAGGTGCAGTTTAACACGCTGTATTCCAGCGCCGTTGATATGCTGAACCCCCTGACCGTGGTGAACCTGACTTTCCGCGCGGCGCAGCAGGTGTACGACAAGACCGGCGGCTATGACTTTAAGGGCCTGCGCGTGGTCGAGATGGGCCGCGTGAAGAAGTTCAAGCCCGGCAAGATCGAGAAAAGCGAGGGCATGGAGGCCACCGTTACGCTGGAGCTGACCTACATTATGATCGAGGTTGACGGTGAGCAGCTTATCGAAATCGACAAGCTGAACGGCGTTTACAAGGTCAAGGGTGTGGATATGCTGGCAAAGGTGCGCAGCCTGATCTAACCCAAACAACCCCAAGAGCATGAACCCGCCCCCGGAATGAGCCGGAGGCGGGTATGCTTTTATTTTTGAGAAGCACTGACACACTGAAAGGGAGCTGTACAT